AAAGGTGTCATAGCTTATTTACCATTAGAGCTTTACAAAAAATCTACTGGTGAAGAACTAGGAAAACCTGTTTGGCTAGAACAGCCAGATATTAGACAACCTAGATCCGTCACAATTAGCGCAACTGTTGACTCACTTATATTTTATGGTCAAGCATTTTGGAAAGTTACAGAAGTTTATGCAGATGATTTAAGACCTGCAAGATTTGAATGGGTAGCAAATACTAGAGTTAATGCACAAACAAATGCATTAGGCACAGAAATACTTTATTACACAGTTGATGGCGAAAAAGTGCCAATGGTAGGCGTAGGATCATTAGTTACATTTCAAGGATTAACACAAGGTATATTACAAACATCTGGTCGCACTATTCAAGCTGCATTAGATATTGAAAAAGCCGCAGCTGTAGCTGCTGCAACACCTATGGCTACTGGATACATTAAAAACACAGGTGCAGATATGCCAGAGTCATCTATCCAAGCATTATTGGCTGCATGGAAAACTGCACGTCAAAATAAATCTACTGCATATCTAACTAGCACATTATCTTATGAAACTGTCGGATTTAGTCCAAAAGACATGATGTATAACGAGGCATCACAGTATTTAAGTACGCAAATTGCACGTGCTATGAATGTACCTGCATACATGATTAGTGCTGACATGAATAACAGCATGACATATCAAAATATTATCGATGGCCGCAAAGAGTTTGTAGCATATTCATTACAGCCATATATTTGTGCTATTGAAGATCGCCTAAGCATGAATGACATTACAGCTAATGGCAACATAGTTAGATTTAATATCGATGAATCATTCCTACGTGCAGACACAATGAAACGACTTGAAGCCATAGAGAAAATGCTGGCTTTAGGTTTAATTGATGTTGAACAAGCGAAGGAAATGGAAGACATGACACCAGAAGGAAATGAGTCAATAAATGATACTTACGTTCAGTAGTAACGTTGAAGCATCTGACAGCGAGCGCAGGATTATCGCTGGCAAGATAGTGCCATTTGGCGAGATCGGCAATACATCTGCTGGCCCAGTGGTATTTGAAAAAGGATCAATTAAAGTTGGCGATCCTGGTAAAATCAAAATGCTTATGCAACACAAAGCAGATAAGCCAATAGGCCGTATGCAAAAATACAATGAAGCAGAAGATGGCATTTACGCTCAATTTAAGATTAGTTCAAGCATGCAAGGTCAAGATGCGCTAATCCTAGCTAGTGAGCAACTAGTAGATGGCCTATCTGTAGGCGTAGAAGTATTGGCATCTAAAAACAAAAAGAATTACATTGAAGTTACGTCAGCTGTACTTAGAGAGGTCAGCTTGGTAGAAACACCAGCATTTGCTAATGCAAACGTTCACAAAGTTGCTGCAAGCGAAAGCGAAGCAGAGGACACAAATCAAACCAAAGAAAGCGAGGCTCCTGTGGAAGATATAGCAACAGCGCCACAAGAAGCAAAGGCAGAGGCTGCTACTCCTACAGTAGAAGCTGCACGCCCAACAATTTCAAGTGTTGTTTATACAACACCACGATCACCAATTAATTCAAAAGCATCATTTTTGCAACACTCAATTAAAGCCAAATTAGGCAACCATGAGTCAGCAGAGTGGGTAATGCATGCAGAAGCTGAGGCTGCCAAAGTATTAACAGCAGCAGATGACAGCTTTACAACAAACCCAGCATTTAAGCCAGTTCAATACGTATCAACAGTTGTAGATACATTAATTGGATCACGTCCTGCTATCGATGCAATCGGATCACGTGCACTTCCAGCATCTGGTATGACAATCTCAGTACCAAAGATCACTACATCTGGAACAGTTGCAAGCACAGCAGAAGGTGGCGCACCATCTGAGACTGGCATTGTCAGCGAGTACGTAAATCTAACTGTTGGCAAGTACGCAGGACTACAACGTTATTCAGTAGAGTTACTAGAGCGTTCAGACCCATCATTTTTCCAGGCCATGCTTGACAATATGCAACGTGCATATAACAAAGCCACAGATGCAGCTGTAATTGCAGCATTAACATCTGGCGGAACACAAGCAACTGCAGTAGCAGCAACTTCAGCAGGTATCATTTCTTACGTATCAACTGAAGCACCAGCCGCTTACCTAGCAACAGGTGAATTAGCAACACGTTATATTGCTGGTACATCACAATGGTCATTACTACTTGGCGCAACTGATTCAACAGGTCGCCCAATTTACAACGCTGCAGCACCAATGAACGCAGGTGGACAATCAGCACCTACATCACTACGTGGTAACGTTCTAGGACTTGATCTATACGTAGATTCAAACGCAGTAGCAACAACTATTGATGAATCAGCATTTATTGTTGTGCCATCATCAGTTGCAATTTACGAATCACCAACACTACGTCTAAGCACCAACGTTCCAACATCAGGCGAGATCGAGACCATGCTTTATGGTTATCTAGCTTGTGGCGTATTAGTCGCTGGTGGCGTACGCAGATTTAACCTTACCTAATAAGTAAGTAATTAATAATCCTTTGGGGTTTAGTAGCCCTAGCCCCAAAGGAGCTTTTTTAGAAAGGTAGGCACATGGCAGCAACGTATGTTACTAAAGCCGAGTTACGTACTAACTTGGGCATTGGTAGTTTATATACTGACGCAACTGTAGAAGAAGTGTGCCAAACTGCAGAAGATTTATTAAAACAGTATTTATGGTTTAATTCAGCACCAGTGGTAGGTGCACAATTACAAAATAACGTGGCTACATTAGTTTTAGCAAATCCAGGTATATTTGTTGTAGGCCAAACTGTATCAATCGAAGGCTGTGGTCATCCTTATGGTGGCAGTCAAGTTATTACAGGCGCATGGCCTGGCACTACAGTACCTGTATCTATAGCGACAGCATTTTGGTCAACATACGCATTTAGCAGTTATCCAACTGGATACTCAGTAATTCAGTTTGAAGAAACACACGCAAACGATCCATTCCACCGCATTATTCCAAGTGGCAAGGCTACTGGCCCTGATACTTTGGAAGCAGATTACGCTGCGACACCTGCAATCAGAGAAGCTGCCATGATAATTGCCGTTGATATATGGCAAGCAAGGCAAGTTAGTCAAACTGGTGGGGTGGGCATGGATGGGGTTACTGCCAGCCCATATCGGATGGGTTATCAGCTGATTAACCGAGTGCGTGGCCTCATCCAGCCATATTCTAATCCTAATTCGCTAGTAGGTTAACGTGCCAGCCGCAATAACAACGTTACGTGGCACACTAGCAACAGATCTTACTAATGCTGGTGTTTGGTCGGTGTTTAGTTTTCCACCAAGCACCCTTCTCGCAAACAGCGTGGTCATTACACCTGGCGATCCATATATTGTACCAACAAATAACGATCGTACGACTATTGCACCATTAGCAAACTTTAAGATTTTAATGACAAAGCCAGCATTAGATAATCAAGGCAACTTAAATGGCATTGAAGATTACATTATTGCTGTAGTTACCAAACTAGCAGCATCAACATTAGATCTAAATATATCTAGCGTTTCAGCACCACAAATTGTAGCTGCTCAAAGTGGCGATTTATTGGTGTCCGAAATAACAGTATCTATACTAACGACTTGGAGTTAAACATGAGCCTAACACCAGAGGATTTAGCCTTTCTAAAAAAGATTGGCCAAATAACAGATAAACCAGCACCAACACCTAAAGATAAGGACAAGGAGTAACAATGGCCGTATTTCTAAATAATGCCGCAGTTGTTACGCTAAACAGCGTTGATCTTTCAGCGTATGTAACAGCTGTAACAATTAATCAATCATTTGACGAGCTTGAGATCACAGCGATGGGAGATACCGCCCATAAGTTTGTTAAAGGATTAGAAGCATCAACTATTACGCTTGATTTCTTAAACGACAATGCAAGCGCAGCAACAATACAGACACTACGTGCTGCTTATGGTACAACTGTGCCATTAACAATTAAGCAGACATCAGCTGCAACCAGCGCAACAAATCCGCTATATAGCACTACAGTATTAGTAAATAACCTACAAAACGTTAATGGATCTGTGGCAGACGTATCTAGCCAAAGCATCACATTTACTTGCAATAGCGTTATTACAGTTACTACTTCCTGAGAGGTTAAACAATGGCAAAGCTACGAATCACTAGGGTTACTGGGGAATCTACTGAACATAAGATTACGCC